AGGGATAGTAAAGCTATTTCTGATGCTGAGGCTGCTGCTGCTGCTGCATCTGCTGCTGATCAAGCTGCTAATTTGCAACAGTATTATATTACGATGGGTCAATCTATAGGTATGAGTCCTGAAGTTTCTGTTGCTTATGGCGAATTGGGAATGTTGGGTGACGCATACGGTACTGCTACAGAACCTACTCCTCAAACATATTCGTTCCCTGGCTATGAAGGTATAGATATGACGATAGATCAAGCTATATCTGCTGGATTGTTTGAACCTCAAGAAGGTGGCATAGGAATGGCTATAGGTGGTCAACCAAGTGTCTTGCCATATAACGCTGATTTCCAAGGCATATTGGCATTCTTGCAAGCA